TGAAAAGACATTATTTGATTATTATTACACGATAAATAAGTAACACTATTTGGAAGATGTTGAAAAGATATGATTTGATTATTGTTACAATATAATTCAGTAATATTATTCGGGAGATGTTGAAACCCCGTAATTTGATTATAATTACATGATAAATTAGTAACACTATTTATCATATGTTCAAATGACGTTATTTGATTATTATTACATGATAATTTAGTAACACTATTTGGTATATGTTGAAAAGATGTAATTTGATTGTTATCACACTCTAAAGACTTAATACTATTTGGAATATGTTGTAATGATGTGATATAATTATAACAACAATATAAATAATTAATATTATTCGGAAGATGTTGAAAAGATGTGATTTGATTATCATTACATGATAAATCTGTAATACTATTCGGAAGATGTTGAAAAGATGTGATTCGATTATCATTACATGATAAATATGTGATACTATTTGGAAGATGTTGAAAAGATGTGATTCGATTATCATTACATGATAAATATGTGATACTATTCGGAAGATGTTGAAAAGATATGATTTGATTATTATTACATGATAAATAAGTGATACTATTCGGAATATGTTGAAACGATGTGATTTGATTATTATTACAATATAATTCGGTTACTTTTTCACCAATAAAATTTTTTACATATATCCAATCTATTTGATCAAAACTTGTAATGTTTATATTTATCGTATATTTCATTTTACAACATAAATTATTTTTAATCAATATATTCATTTTTTTTAAAAAAAATAATTATATACAAAATATTGTCCTCATTGTTTTTTGAGAGATTTATCTTTTAACAAATTAAGTTTATTAACTCTAAATTTAAAATTAGTTGGATCTCGTCCAAAAATATGTGATTTGTACATATATTTAATCTAAACTTGTAATGTTTATATTTCATTTTACAACATAAATTAATTATATACAAAATATTTTCCTAATTGTTTTATCTTTTAACGAATTAATTTTATTAACTCTAAATCTAAAATTAGTTGGATATCGTCTAAAAAGATGTGATTTGATTCTTATTACAATATAAATTAATCACATACAAAATATTGTCCTAATTGTTTTTGTGTTTTATCTTTTAACGAATTAAGTTTATTAACTCTAAATCTAAAATTAGTTGGATCTCGTCTAAATGTAATATCTAAATTTTTTAAAAACATATTCATTCCACTTATTAATGATTGAGGTGAATGGGCTATACACTCATGTCCCGGAATTCCAGTATACACTATTACTTTATCAGCCAAATATGTAGCCATAATCATGTCATGTTCCACAACAAATGCTGTTTTTCTAGTATGATGTATAAATCTCTTAATCCCTCTAGCCACGATTAATCTCTGTTCCACATCAAGGTAAGCACTCGGTTCATCCAACAGGTATACATCCGCTGGTTTTCCTAATGCTAATACTATCGCAATTCTTTGTAATTCTCCACCTGATAAATTTTGAACTGAGTAATCATATAATTCTTCTATTTTTAATGGTCTAATTATATCTGTCATAAATTGCGGATCATTGATAAAATTTGATATTTTCAAGACCAATAATTGTTTAACTGTCCCCTCGTATTTTGGTGATATTAATTGAGGTTTATAACTGATTTGTAATTCTGGTATAAATTGATCATTGTCTGATTTAATCAACCCAGCTATCATTTTTAAATATGTTGATTTTCCAGTTCCATTTTGTCCTAATAATACTATTATTTCAGAATTACTAAATTTTCCTTCATTTATTATTAATTTAAAATTTCCTAAAGTTTTTGTTGTCTGCTCATAGATATATTCACAATATCTGTGAATTAGTTTATCATCCAAATCAGAATTTAAATTAAATGTTAATGATTCATTCCGAAATCTTAAATTTTCAGTTGGAATAAATCCATCGACATAAATATTAATTCCTTCACGAACACTATACGGCATAGTCACCACACCATATCCTCCCGGTTCCCCATATAAACAACATATTGTATCAGAAATATAATCCAATATACTTAAATCATGCTCTACCACAATTATATATTTATTATCATCACATAATTTTCTAATTAATTTACTCATCTTTAATCTCTGGTCCACATCGAGATATGAACTCGGCTCATCTATCATATATGTGTCGACATTTTTAACACTACATATCGCAATTGCGAATCTTTGGAGTTCCCCACCAGATAATACATCCACTTGTCTATTTAATAAATGAGTCAAATCCAAATCTTCTAAAATTTGGGTCTTGTAATTCTGGTCAAATTGATTAGCTTCCGTTAAAATACTGTCAACTGTCCCATGTACTATTTTCGGAATTGAATCAATATACTGTGATTTAGTGATACAAGTTAGTTGATTATTATATAATTTCGTAAAATATGTTTGAAGTTCAGATCCTCGATAATATGTAATTATATCATTGTGTGATGTGTTTTGATTAAAATTACCAAAATTTGGAACTAGTTTTCCTGATAATATTTTCAAAGCTGTTGATTTTCCAATACCATTAGACCCAATTAATCCTAATATTTGTCCTGTTTTTGGCATTGGAAGTCGGTGTAACTGAAAACTATTCATATTATATCTATGTGATACATCTAGATTATTCGATTTGGGTAAATTAATTATTTTTATCGCTTTAAATGGACATTTTTTCGTACAAATATTACATCCTGTACATAAATCCTCCGATATAATTGCTATTTTTGTCACCTCTATACATAATTTTCCTATACTATTAACTGGACAATGTTTAGCACATTCTTGCTTGCATTTACTTGGTTTACATCTATCTACGTCGACAACTGCTATCCTCTTATACCCTGACATGTTTGTCTTATTATTTTTTTTTAATATTTTCATTTTTAAGTGTTTATGATCGTATCATCTTGAAATGATATATTTGTATTATTAATAAGTTATTTTCATTTTTAAATTTGATTGCATTTATTAATAGTATTTATGATCCCGTGTCATTATTATTTTATCTTGAATTATTCGGTAGATTAATATTAGCACCAGCTTTAATCAATAATTCATTTTAGGTTTGATAGTATTGATTAATAGTGTTTATGATCGTATTATCCTGTGTCATTATAATTTTATCTTGAAATGATATATTTGCATTATTCGTAAGATTAATATTAGAACCAGATTTAATCAATAATTCAATTATTAATAAATTATTTGAAATGTTATCTATATACATAATTGGTGTATTTCCAAAAATATCCTGTTGATTAATATCTATATTATAGGTTAATAATTTTTGTATAATCATATAATCTGAATTATTAATGACACCAATATGTAAATAATTTTGATTTTTCTTATTAACATATACTGGATTTGCATTATAATTTTGTACTGATTAGATTTGATAGCAGTCGTTAAACTTTTGGTTAAATCTTGATTTGGATATATTAATAATTTTAACAAATTCACCCTTCCATTTTTGATAGTATATATCAATACTTCTTCCGGTATCGTATCTATATACTCTATTAATAATTTAAGTAAGTCATAATCATCATTTTTAATTATTTCATACATATATTCAACTAAATCTATATTTACATCGGCACCATATTAAAGTAATATTTTTATGGTGTTAATACCTAAATATAATGGTGTTTTATCATATATTGAAATTTTTGTATTTACATCAAAATCACTTGATTCTAATAATATATTTAATATTTTAAAATATGATTACTCCACACCAATATTAATTGATTTTGATGTTACTACAGCATTATACGATAATAATAATTTGACAATATCCATATCATTTATCTTAACTGCTTTACCTAAAAAATCTTTCTGATTTACATCAATTGATAATTTTAATAATCTGTCTACCATATTAACACGATTCCAATAAATGAAATTACTTAATCCTATTGCTAAATCATTAGGGTCTGTAATATATTTAAGTAATAAATTAAATATTTCATAATTATTATCTTTAATTGGTATATATAACGCGTACTTCGATCCACTAATATCGTTATATTTATCTAATAATATTTTTAAAATTTTAATATTTGTATTATTAATTGCAACTCGATATAACTTTTTATATTTATTTATATTTTGTTGATCAATCATTAATTCAGTTAACTCATTGTAATTTAATGATACTCCTATTTTAATAGTACTAATTGGAATATCGGATAAATATGATAAAATATATTTATACCATTCTATCTGATTATTATATATAATTGAATTTAAAACTTCCATAGCATGTTTAGGTTTAAATAATAATTTAAATATATCAAAATGATAATTATTTATTGCTAATTGTAACCCTTCATTGAATTATGTCAAAGTGTCCATTTATACACGGTAATTTAATTCCTTCAACCGTTATACTCACTCCAGATATTATCTATTGATATCCCATTTAAATATTTATATGCATAATATAATCCTTGTTCACATGGTCGTAAATACAAGTATCCAATGTTACTAATCTGATATGTTTCAATTATTGAAACTACCATTTCTTCATCAACCAATAATATATGACTTAACATTTGACAAATAATTATATCATTGGGTGAATAAATCTTAAATATTTGACTTACATTCTCTGGAAATGATATAACCAAATTCGCTAAATCTTTTGGATTCTTAATTTCCATAATCACTTCAATATTAAATAACATTACGTTTGATTATCTAACTCAAATTATATTTTTTTTTGTCATTTTTTAATACTTGAATTACACATTTATTTTATATCCAATTCATCTGTAATCACTTCAACATTAAATGACCTTGTTTTTAATAATTGATATAATTCAATTACACATTTAATTTAGTAACAGATCATATATTTGTTGAAACAAACCAACTATATTTAATGTTATATCCAATTCATCTGTAATCACTTCAACATTAAATGACCTTGTTTTTAATAATTGATATAATTCAATTACACATTTAATTTAGTAACAGGTCATATATTTAATTATCTATATCAAATTATGTCATTTTTAATAATTGAGATAATTGAATTACACATTTGATTTGAAAATATGTAATTTTTGAATTACACAATTGTTTAATTGGTTTTAGTTTAGTCACATCTCCATTAATCACAGGTCCTATTATTACAGAGACAATTTGATCATATATTTGTTGAGTTAAATCGACCATATTTAATGTTATATCCAATCCATCTTTAATTGCATCAACAATATGATTTTCTATTGTTGGTACTTTCAATCCTCTAAGTTCTGCAATCTTGTCAATAGTATATCCTTTCACAAATAAGTCATAAGTATTTTTATAACTATCACCGACTTTTTTGGGGGCATGAGAAGATTTAGTTTTTCTAGGTAATTTAGTATTGAATTGGGGAATATGTAAATCAATTGGTTCTTTCATCCATTGCTGTCCAAGAGGAGATATTCCAATTGTGTATCTAAATTTATTAGATGTTACTTTTTCATTAATGTAATTTTGAATTATTAATTGTTGGACTGTTTGTTTCCACCAATGTACTGATTCACTTTTTCCACTTCCGAAATATTGATGTTTTTTTATAGTAATTGATATTTTAGCTAAATTAGCTCCTCTTATAATATTAATAAACATTCCTTTACCATATTTATATGAATAATCTAAAATTAGTTTCATTAATGGATATAATACTGATGATGATATAATTTGATCAGTTTGGGGATTTAAACAATTATCACAACATTTTGGATTAATATTAGATAACGTTTCTCCAAAATATTGAACTAGAAATTGTCGTCGACATGTTGGAATATACAAATATTTCTCCATTTGCTTTACACAAGTATGACGATATTCTACATTTGCAGTAATATCCTCAAGAAATACTCTATTAATCACAAAATCTTTTGGTTCAAAATACACATCACACTCACTTGGTAATCCATCTCTTCCAGCTCGTCCAGCTTCTTGAATATATGATTCAATATCTTTTGGACATCCGTAATGTATTACTCTTCTAATATCTGGCTTATCAATACCCATTCCAAAAGCTACGGTTGCCACAATACAAGTCGTTTCATTTTTCAAAAATCTAGTATGTACATTGGTTCGATCTATCAAATTCATACCAGCATGATAACATTCAGCTTTAATGTTTTGTTTAACAAATTTTTCGGTCATGTCTTCTGCATTTTTTCGAGTCTGGCAATACACTATTGTACTATCTGAATTTATATTTAAATCAACTGATTTAGAAAATACTCGATAACATAAATTAGCCCGATCACTTGATGTTTTAATTATTAACGGATTCTTTAATTTTAATAAACTCACAATTTCTTTTTCTACTACACTATTCGCTGTTCCTGTAACTGCCAATATTGGTCCATTATACCAATTTCTAATATTACCTAATTCTAAATAACTTTGCCGAAATGAATTTCCCCATGTACTAATGCAATGTGCTTCATCAACTGCAATTAATCCAATAGATAATTGACTCAAAAAATTAGTTTGTTGAACTAAACTTTCTGGAGTTATATAAATTATAGAATAATTTCCATTTTGTATTTCTTGGTGTAATTTTAATTTATCATCACATGTTGAATTATAACAACAACTAGTAATATTAAGTTTGTTTAATTTTTCTTTCTGATCGGTCATTAATGAAATTAATGGTGATACAACCAGACTAATTTTATTAGTCATAACTGCAGGAAGCTGATAACATAAACTTTTGCCATATCCTGTTGCCATAATTGCACAGACATCCCTACCGTCATTAACTATTGAATTAATAATTTCTTCTTGTTTGTCCTTAAATTGATTTAATTTAAATTTATCTTTTAAAATTTGTACAGCTAACATTTTTTCAATAAAAATTTAAAATATTTTGACTTATCAATTTTTTTTATAAAAAATTGATAAAAAATTTTTTTTAATAAACATTTAAGAAAAAGAATGAAATTAATAGTATTAATATTATGTTTATTAGGATCATGTTTTTGTGGATTCAACACAGTATTAACATTTGCATTTCAAAACGTATCAACAGTTAATCCAACATTAATAGATACATCATTTACATGTTGGACTGAAAAATTAAATTATAATCAGGGACAAATAAATACATTTGTTCAGAATGGATTACAATGGTATTCATCACAATATGGAGTACAAGTTAATTTAGGATTATTTATACCAGGAATAGGATGGTTAATACCAGGATTTGGAGTTCTAATTCCAAATAGATTTAATGCGGACTATCGGTTAGTAGCATCATCATCAGTAATTCCAACACCTGCGCCATTGTTAACAGCATGTAATTTAGTATTAGTACCATTACCATTATTTATACCAGCATTTACATTATATGGAGGAGTATATAAACAATATTTAAATTCGAGAGGATTTACAGGAGGAAATTATATTTATATTCAACTTGATGATAATTTAGTATATGGAGCGTATGCATATGAAACACCAGGTAATGCAACCAAAGTAATTTTAAACAAATCATATCTACCATTAAAAAATAATGATGATTATAATGTAAGATCAGAACGAGCAATATTAGAAGATTTGAGTGGAACTTTTGGAACAGGATTTTTATATGGAACATCAAATGTGTATACAACTACAGTTAACAATAACTATATTTATAGTGCTAGAGCAACTTGGACATTTGGAGGACCAAACATTCCACCATTTTAAAATCTATGGTAAGCGCGAGTGTATATCAAATACAGTTGTAGAGAGATTTGGATAATCAGACATTTCACTATTTTAAAAAATAAATATGAAAACATTTCTATTTTTACAAAAATAGAAATGTTTTCATATATTGATTATAAATTAAAGTCTATTGGAAGCGTGAGTATATATAATATTATGCAATATAATTTAGAAGAATTACAAATATTTATATTAACATTACCTAAGATGGAAGTTACTAATATGTATCAGAAAGTAATAAATTTATTACTTACGTTAGTTGTAGGAAAAATGACAAAGAAATCAAATAATAAGATTATATACAATTTGTTAGATAAAGGAGCTGAACCAAATAGTTTGAAATATCCATATTTAGATTATTATTTGCAGATTACAGAGACAGCAATCAAAGTGGTAATAGACAGTAATTTAGATGAAATATTTACGATATTATCTAAATATATTAATATGAATAATTATGTTGATTCATATATTCGGGTGAATGTGATTCAATATTGTATTACAGTAAATAAATTAAAATATGTTCAAAAATTACTGGATATTGGAATACATAATGATGTAATATGTAATGATGGAAATACAACTATTTTTTATGCAACTGGACAATATTGTAAATCAAATAATTTAGAATATTATGATTTAGTAAAGAGTTTACTAAATATTGGATTTCCAATAGATTGTGGTGATAGTGTGGACTCATTGGTTATAGCTGTAATATATGCAAATGAGAAAATGATTCAATTATTATTAGATAATGGAGTGATAACAATGGATGTATATACTGTTAATCAATTAAATAAACAAAATCTAAATAAATTAGTACAAAATTTGAAAAAAAATAATCATGTATTAACATTAAAACAATTGTGTTTACTCAAATGTGAAAGAATGAATACTGTTTCATTATATGATGATTTGAAAATTGAATTAACTGATTTAACGAGTATAAAACAACATGTTCAAAACAACAAAAAAATCACCGAAATTCTTAAAAATATATCAAATACTTAACTTATTGATTTATAGAATTTAAAAATAGTTCATAAGTTATATGCTTGTTGAAATGGCTAACAAAATATTTGATAATTTGAAAATTGAATTTACTGATTTAACGAGGATAAAAAATTATTGATTAATAGAATTTAAAAATATTTCATAAGTAATAGATATATTTTTAATATCGTAATATGTTTATCGTGTGACATAAGTATTATTAACATAAGTAAATATATTTTTATATGCTTGTTGAAATGGTAACAAAATTGTGATTGTTCGCCATCGTTTTTTCCAAACAAAAAATACGTGATATTGTCCAAAATAAAAGATATATTCATGTCCATTACGAAGGTGATATTCAACATGATAACAATTATGAATTATAACATTATTTAATGTATATATTCGAGTAATATCTAATTGGGTAGATGAATATAAATATATATTTAACGGAACACTTCCACGTAATTGTAAAAATTTAGCATTAGGGGCATATAAATTTTGAAACACTACAGAAAATCTTAAATAACATGTATTCACATTATATTTACTTAAATTAACACATTGACGTAGTATAATTACATAATCTGATGGTAAACAATTTTTAAATTCTACAATTAATATAAATTTTTGGTTAAATATTTTTTGTAAATATTGATACCATCCTTTTGATACTAATCGTAATTTCAAAATATCATCTAAACTTAAATGTTTACTAAATTCTATAATATCAACATATTGATCCAACATTGTTTATGTTAACATAAATTATTTTTATTTTTAAAAATACTGAAAATAAAAATGAGGAATATGATAACAATTATCCCCTAATTTATATTTATAATATATCCGTGCCCAATATTGAGATTCGTGATTTATAGGTGCAATTATGTAAATATTACGATTCATTTCTTCCGTATACCACCCTTGTTTTTGTGCTAAATCCCATGTAGCTTCAAAATTTTCAAATGTATTCATTTCATATTGAAATGATAAAATATTATTTTATCATTTTTTTTTTTTGAATATTAAAAATTAATAACTTCGGGTTTTACAATTGGATTTTCTTTCCTTATTTTTTCTTGATGATCTTTGAAATAATTATATTCACATTGATGATTATAACTATTGATATGTTTTGAACAAAATAATTTACCACATTTACATTTAAATCCATAAATTCCAATTGATTTAAAACAAACATCACAAATATTTTTAGATAACATGTTCGGTTTTATTTATATTTTAAAATTATTATAATTTTTTTTTAATATATTAGTGAATTAGTTTTGGTGATTTTAAAATTGTATTATACTACAATTTTAAAATAATATTATTTATATATGGTACATTTAACATGAACTATATCATTAATTGACAAATAATTTAATTTTTCAAAAGTTACTCAATTATATCGTACATATAATATCACTATTTTATTGAAATATTTTAACAATAGTAAATATAATCATTATATAATTATTTATGGTTTGAATAATATAATTTAAAATACATAATATTTTAATGAATAGATATGATTATTTTTTTTTGTTTTAGAAAACAAAATGAAGTATACAATAAATTTACAAATTACAAGTTTTGATCAAATTGATTGGATTAAAGTTAAAAATTTTCTTGGTAAAGACATTACTGAATTATATTGTAATAATAATCAAATTACTTCCTTCCAACATTTACCAACTACTGTTACTGAATTACATTGTGAGCATAATCAAATTGCATCGTTTCAACATATTCCAAATAGTATCAAATTATTGAATTGTAATAATAATCAAGTTACT